GGTTTGTGTCAAAAGTTCAATCATCAGAATCCTCCACCTTTGGATTTTTTGTTTTGTTTTGGTAATAGTGATTTTAATTTTTCCTCTGAGTAGCAAGCACAGAGTTGAAGCATACGGTCTAGGGCATATTGGAATTGAGAACCCTTACTCATTTTACTGAGTAGATGATGTGCTACATCATATCTAAGTTCTTCAAGTTCTTTCTCGTTCACTTGAATTCACACTCCACCATGATTTCAGTGAGACAGGCAAGCAGGTTTATCTCCTGGTCTGCCACAAATGCAGACTGATACTGATACTTAGCAATAACAAGCACAGCAGCAGGAATGCTATTGTTTTCAAGGGAAACATAACAAGCATCGTATATACGACGCAACAATACAGTAGTATCATTGTCCATGTTAGAAACCACCCACTTCCGAACTTCCGGGAAGTTCTTCTCTTTAAGGTTCTTAACGAGTTCATTGACGGCAACATCAGAAAAAGTAGCAAGAATACCGGAGTCAATTTTACCACTAACAGAGTATCTTTGACACTCATTTAATACACGTCTCCAGTCAGGAAAGTGCTTGTTAACAAGTTCTACCAGGACCTTGTTATCATATTCAACACCTTCTGTATCCAAGATTTGTTGGAGACGTTTGAAGAAGGATGCTGCGATTCCTTGTCTTTCTTTTCCTTTGATTCCAAACTCAACGACGGCACATCGGGAATGGAGGGGTTCGAGGATTTTGTTTTTGTAGTTGCAGGTAAAGATGAATCTGCAATTGCCAGCGAACTCCTCAATAAACGCCCGTAGGAGGAGTTGTACATCGTTGGATGTGTTGTCAGCTTCGTCAATGATAATGACTTTGTGTTTAGAATCTGACGTAAGCGATACGGTCGAAGCAAAGTTTTTCGCATTATTTCTGACGGTATCAAGGAATCGTCCCTCATCGGATCCGTTGATGACATAAACATCTACTCCAAGTTCGTTACAGAGTGCCTTTGCTACTGTTGTTTTACCAATACCTGGAGGACCGGCAAGTAGCATATTAGGAATCTCTCCTTTATCTAGGAAAGATTGAAAGGTTTTTTTAGTTGCCTCGGGGAGGATACATTCTTCAATTGTCTTTGGTCGATATTTCTCGACCCAAATAAAATCACTCATAGTCATTCCAAAGGTCTTTCAAATTCATGAGAAACAATATCAGTTGCCTTCAATTGTTCCTTCATATATTCTACACCCTTTTCTGGTGTAGATTTGTCACCACAAGTAAAAACATCACACACTGCCATGTTTTTTTCAGGCCAGGTGTGAATACTAATGTGACTTTCAGCAAGCATAGCAATACTTGTAACACCTTGAGGGTCAAACTTATATGCACTCAAATCCAGGAGAGTAGAGTTACACTCTTTGGATGTCCTGTGCATGAGTTTCCTAATGAACTCCAAATCATCAAGGAGTTCAGAAGGACAACCTTTAAGGGTAAAAAGTATGTGTCTCATCAACCGAAAGTAGAATCAGGTTCCAGTGCAATGTAATACTTGAGGTTATGTTGAGTGTTAGTGAACTCCGAAAGAAGTTTAGAGGAGACTACAACATCATAAGCACCAGGAATAATCTTGATGTTTTCTACCTTGAAGTTGAATGAGAACTCTTTATCAGTTTCACCAACTACAATTGCATATTCGTTAGAAGTATCATTCTTCTTATCACGAACAACCAGTTTGATTACACCATTCTCACCAATGGCAGACATATCAGGCAGTTGATATACTGCTGCTGCTTTTGTCAACTTCTCAAGAGTCACACTATCCAACTGGAAACAAACATCCTGAGTAGGAAGAGTGATTTCCTTTTCTGGTGGAGCAATGATGACATTAGGATCGGCAAAGAAATACTTCACACGACGTTTGCCTTCTTTGATGCTCAGATAAGTATCCTGCTGAAAATCAAGATCAGGATCTTGGTGCAGACTCAGACCATTCAGAAACTGATTCAGATCATAAATGGCAAAGTCACGAGGGAACTCTTCTTTGATTTCTGCTTCGGCAAGAATGTTCTTTGCCACAGAAATAGTACGAAGTTTATTACCTTCCTTCACAAGAATCGAGTTGTTGATTCCAGCAAAGTTCTTGAGAATAGCAAGGGCGTTGTCAGAGAGTTTCATGTTATTGGGGTGAAGTTTCATTGGTTGTAGGTTTCAGTCGGAGGTGCACTCTTATCACTGAAGTGTAGGAGAAGAACTGCATAATGCAGAATCTTAATAATATCACGACGGGCAGTGCCCTTCTTGTCATATCGAGAAGCATATTTTAGAATGTTAGATCGGCAAAATGCCTCACCATCACCACAAGCTTCAATCAGATCAAGAGTTTGAATTTGATCATTACCAGCAGAGTAGTGTTGTTTATAAGTGCTGGTAATATACTCTTTAAGTTCACTGAGGATTCTCTCCTCACTATATTTGTATTGAGTATAAGGTCCAACATTTAAATCGATGGAACCGATACTATCATCAAGTCTATCCATTTTCAAAATTTCATCGTAGAGCATGGACCAAGAGTTAGTCATAATTTATTATATCAGAAGGTGATACCTTTGTCTAGGTTTTCTTGAACCATTTCTTGAAAAGTCTGACTTGGCATCTGGAAGTCAGCATCAACCTTATCATAGAGTTCCATGAATGCTTGCTTGGTTTCATCATCAAAACGATTGACGCAAACTTGGATTGCCTTTGCCTTATCACCAAAG